TTTACCACGAAGGGTATCAATGTTACCTTCTTCAGAACCATTCACTAAAATGTAATCTAAGTCAAGAGAATTACATAGTGCTTTCGCAACAGTGGTTTTGCCTAGGCCGGCACTTCCTGTAAATAACATGTTTGGAAGTTCACCGGTCTTGACGATTTCTAAAAATGTTGATTTTAGTTCAGAAGGTAGGATAGTTCGTTCAATAGTTTGTGGGCGATATTTTTCAACCCACAGAAATTCATTATCAAGATTCATTATATAGTCTATCCTTATAGGAGTTTACTCTTCTTCAGCTTCTTCTTGTTTAAATGATTCAACTACTTGTACTGCTTGAGCGCATTGATCACGTAGTTGACCAATTGTAGAAAGCTCTTCGCCTCTAAAACCACCACGCTGAGTAATAGTATCAATAATAGCAATAGAAGATCGAGAGATCTGATTCATTAGATCATAAGATTTTTTGTGGTCGGCCATAGTTTATTGTTCTCCATAAGTTGATGTTTTTTCAAGTGCAATCCAATAATTTATTGAATTGGCTGAGTTAGTAAATTTAGAGATTAGTTTTGAAGAAACTTCGACATCATAATCTCCAGCTAAAACTTTAATATTAGATATATTAAATACAAGTTTATATATACTCTCGTTAGACTCAACTGGTACAGAAATAGAATAAGTATTTGCTGTTTTATTTTCTACAGTAGTTACAGTTAAACTTGCTAGACCATCACCATCCGGCTCAATAACCAGTTCATTATGGCCAAGTGCAGCTGCAGCTCGTTTAATTCTACCTAGTGTAGTATTATCAAGTGTGAAGCTAATATCATGAGCTGGCATTTTGACGTCTTTGGTAACAGTAGTAAGCATATCAACATCAGCATATCTATATTTAATTTTAGATCTACCACTTGAATCAGCAATAGATACATATTCTTCATGAAATTCTAATTGAGGTGAATCAACTAAGTTGAGTACGCCAAGGAATTCACTTAAGTCGTAAATACCAAAGCCTTTTGGAAAGTTTTCTACAACTTCAGCTTTTGCTAAGAGATTTTTAGCTTCTGCAATTGTCTGTAAAGTATAACCTTCGTTGATAACAATATTCGAATTAATTGCTGAAAAATTCTTAAGAATTTGTAGAGTATTTTCAGTTAGTTCCATCATATATTCTCCATTTTAATATTAGACTATTATATCATATTTTGACAATAGTGTAAACAGTTTATTTGACTTTACTAAAATTTTTATCTTTATAAAATTCAAGTTTTTCTTTAAACTTACCGTCAAGAATTTCTCCTTTATGTGATATTACAAATACATTCGTATCATCATCAAGTGTATGAAGTATTTTCATTAAATTGTCTACACCATCATGATCAAGAGAGCTATCAAACGTTTCATCAAGTATCAAAAGATTTGTTGCAACTGAGTTTTTCATCTTAGCGATTTGACGCCAAGTAAAGAGAAGTGCTAAATCAATTCGTTGTTTTTCTCCTTCTGAAAATGAATCATATGAGAAGGCATCTCTATGCCGAGATCGGATTGTTTCTTGAAAACTTTCATCTAAATTAAAATGAACAAAAAAGTCTAGAACCTGAAGATACTGATTAACTAGTTTGTTAATAACAGGAATATATTGTTTGATAACTTTTGTTTTAATTCCAGTATCTTTAAGCATTTCACTCATAACACTATTGTAAGAATGTTGCTCATTTAATTCAAATCTTGATTCCATATATCCTTCCATTTTAGTTCGCATTTCAAGTAGATCAGAATTAGCAGTAGAAAGATCACCTTCTCTTGATGTCAGTCTAGAAATATCATTATTATATTCACTAATTTGGTTTTGGTATATTTCTATGTTTTGATTATTAGAATGTAATGTTGATTGTTTTTCTCTTATTTCTTCGTGTACCTTTGTCCATTTATCTAAATTTTCTGTTATCTCTTCGGCGTGTACCTGTAATTGATCCATCTTCTTTTTAATGTCAACCGCTTCGGCTTTGAGGCTATCAATTTTCCCCTGCTTAAAATTCGGTTCAATCGCCTGCGTACAGGTAGGACAGTTGTCATTCTCTTTATAGAATTTTGAATTGATAACGATGTTTTTAATGGAAGATGATGCTGTAGCCTTATCTGACAAAATGATCTGTTTTTTATCATTTGCTGTTTTGAGCGCCGTGGAACATTTTTCGGCATACTCTTGAATAAAAGATGAAAGTTCGGAATTAGATAATTGTAGGTCTTTGATGATCTCTTGTACTTCTTTAATTTTTTCTTCTTTATCATTGATCTCATCCGTATTAATTTGAGTTATATCTCTAATATATTTTTTTTGAGATTCTATTTTATTTTTTACGATATCCAAGTTATAATTAAGATCTTTTAGTTTTTCTTTTACAATACTGTTCTTTTCTTTAATAAGCATATTCATCTTTGAAAATATGTTAATATCAAGTAAGTCTTCAATTACATCTCTACGATGTTGAGCCGGTAGTTGCATGAATGGGATGAACGAGCTGCTACCTAACACAACGATCTGATGAAAAGATTTATGGTTTAATTTAAGAAGATTTTGCTCAAGTATTTTTTGATATTCCTTTGCATGAGATGATTGATTTAATAAAGAACCATTCCTCCAGATTTCAAAGATTTGTGGCTTAATTCCACGTATAACCTTATATTCATACTTTCCTATAGTGAAATTTACCTCAACAATACAATCACGATTGTTAATACTATTAACTAATTGTGGTTTATTAATGTTACGATGAGGCTTACCAAATAAGGCAAAAGATAAGGCATCAAGCATAGTTGATTTGCCAGAGCCATTCTGACCAACAATTAATGTTGATGATATTTTATTTAAGTTAATTTCTGTCCACTTATCACCAGTCGATAAGAAGTTTTTCCAACGTAAGTTTTTAAATATAATCATACTATTTCAAGTGCCTGTGCTTCAGTCAAAAGTTTTCTCATATCAACCTTTATCCGATCTTTATCTAGTTCAGTGTCAACAGATTCAACATAGCTATCTAATAATGTAGAAGTATCTTCAAGTGAAATGCTTTCGTCTTCTACGTTTTCGCCAATAAACTCGTCAAAGTTCTCAGCGATTTTTAGCTCATGTATCTTCCTATTCTGTATTCTATCAACAAATCGATCAAATGTAAATAGATCTTTTTTATTTTTTACGACTATTTTGACAAACTTATGATCTAAATGATCAAGATTCATATCCAAATAGTTATAGTCACTATCATCGTATATAATACGCTCGTACAATGTATGTGGGTTTCTAATAGCTTCTATTTCACGTGTGTCAGTATCAATGACGTGAAAGTATTTGTTGTCATGTGCATCATTCCAAAAGAATTCCATTTGCGAACCAAGATACATGACGTTGTCTTTTTGTGATTTAGTATGAAAATGACCAGATAATACTTTTTCAAATCGGTTAAAAAGCGTATGATCCATGCCATGTTGATTAATCACACCCTGCATAAGATTAAATCCAGATAGTTCTAGATGTCCTCCAAGCCAATCTGCTTTACAATTTTTTACAAATTTTATAGATTCATCATAATTTTCTGAAGTAATCCATGGAAGAAGAGCTATTTTCATAGCGCCATATTCCATGACCGTAGGCTTCATTATAATATGAATTTCATTCATAAAGTGACCAAGCAATTCTTTAAGAGAATTTAAATCATTAGTATTTTTATAAAATGTATCATGATTACCAGGCATAATATCCATAGCCATACCAAGATCACGCAATTTATTTAGAAAATGTTTTCTATTAGAATTTAGTGCTTTAAAATTGACAAATTTTCTATGATCGTAATAATCACCTAAATGAAGAATTTGTTTTATGTTATGCTTTTCACAATAAGGGAAAAATACATTACTGTAAAATTTGTTAGCATTATCTAGAAAAACGTCTGAGCTATTTCTAATACCACAATGGGTATCATTCAAGACTGCTATTTTCATTTTTTAACGTCCCAATCTTCTTTTTCTTCAAGAGTCCATTGTACTGCTTGATAATAATCTTTGTCTTCGTCGTTCATATGCACAGCAAATAAACTAACTTTAGCCATTTGATTTAGTAGATCAGTTTTGCCTTCTATCAAATGATCTTGTCCAGGTGACTCCATAATAGCTTGGATAGCATCCATATGAAGCTTAATCCTTTCTTGTATCTTACTCATTCTAAGAAATCCTGTAAGTCTGAATCAACATTACGAGCTCTTTTCTTTGGAATTTTATTTGATTTTGCAAAAGTTTTTATTTCAGTATCATATGCTTTTACTTTATCAATCCTATCTTTTAAAGTATCAACAAAATGTGTAGCTACTTGTGTTGATCCTTTTTCTTCTGAAGATGTAATGAAAGCTTCAATACCAGATTGGAGCATATATTTTTCTTTAATCTCTTGCTGCTTTTTCTCTTTCGTAATTCTACGAAGAAAAGCAAACCAAATAATTTGAGTGAAGTACGCGAAAGCATTTGGTTTACCAGATCGTGTTGCTGCATCAATTCTGTAGTTTTCTACAGCTTTAAGACAATTTTCAACTGCGTCCATAACCATCTCTTCACGATAAGTGTATCGAATAAAATTAGATTTATGTGAAAGATTTTCAGCAATTTTTAAAAAGGATATAGCAATATCATCAGGAACTATTGGAAGTTCACTTTTTTCAGCCTTTGCTTTTGCTACTGTTTCTACATATTTGACAACTGATTGTGAAAATTCTGCATTATTTACATAATGTACATTTTTAGATTTCTTAGCCATATAGTATTGTCTCCACTTTATATTAACAATTATATCATATTTTCAAGGAGATGTACACAAAATAATAATTGATACGCAGCTAAATTAGCTGTGTACAACCACCTCAAACCGTGGTATAATAAGAGAGTACCTCTTAACAGGGGGGATAGTACCTAATGAAGTTTATTCTTTGACTTCTCGAAAATTGATACCACGTTTTCTTCTTTTTCTTCTGTTGCTTCCAAAATATTACTTATTTTTTTGTCTAAAATTTCTTCTTCTGAAAGTTCGATTAGTTTTTTTAATGCTAAACCATACTGGTTTAATAGATCGGAGTGAGGCATAGTGAAGGCCATACAATGATATTTTGATAAAGTTACTACTTCATCATGATGTTCAATATATGTCATCCATGGTCTTAGCGTATAATAGGAGTGCATTTCTTCTTTAATATCATCTATAGTCGACGGATTTAATCTATCGATAATAAGGCAATATCTTATAATCAGGTCTTCATCAAGCTCTTCTAAAACCTCGCATAATAATTCATCACCATTTACCATTTTAATCTGTTTTATATTATCTTCGACCATTGACTTAAACCTTTATTTTATAAATCTTAAAATTAAATCTCTCTCGTCTATAAATTTTGATTCTTTCTTCAGAGTGAAGCAAAGTATAATTTTTCTTTGACTTATGCTGAATATCATCAGATATATCATATAGTTTAGTTGTTACACCATTATCACTTTTTCTTAAACCTCTTCCTATACTTTGTAAAACTTTAATTTGTGATTTCGACGGACTCGCAAAAATGATGTTGTGTAAATTCCGTATATTAATCCCTGTACTAAAAGTTCCCAGACTTGCCACGATAATAGCATCTTTTTGATTCTCTGTTATTTTTCTAATAGCTTCTCTATCAGTAGCTTCTGTTGCACCACTAACAAAGAATACTTTTCTATTTATATCTGCCTTAGACTTAATTAAATCATATAATATCTTACCATGTTTTTCAACATATTGGAATAATACAAGGGAATTGCCCTTTTGATCAATAGCCAGATTTCGTATAAACTGATTTCTTTTTTCATTTCCTATTATAAAATTTATTTCTTGTTGGTATGTGCTTCCGCTTATTAATTGTCTTACATCATCACCATGCTCCAACCTTAAAATAAAAATATCAAGAGCAGCTAACGTATCCTTTTCCTGTAATTCTTTAGTAGTAGTGACTTTCATCACTTTGCCAAATAAGCCTTCTAATACTAATTTGTGTGTCTGAGTTCCATCCAATGTACCGGTAGTTCCAAATCGATATGCAGTATTTTTTGACTTATTCATGATATTTGATAACGACTTTGATTTAAATCCATGAACCTCATCACCAAATATAATTCCAAATTGACCAAACCATGTCGGAGGTAACTTATATATTGATTGCCAAGTACTAATAAAAACATTCTCAGATATATTCATTTTAGCTTGTCCTGAGAATATCGCATGACAATCATGTTCACTTGAAAATTCATCGTCATTAGATGAATAATCACCGAAGTCAGACATCATCTGTTGGACTAAAGAAGTAGTAGGTACAATTACAAGGACTTTATCATCATGATTAGCCATATACCATCGCATTAAAATATAAATTATTAAAGACTTTCCCGACCCCGTGGGAGATAACATGATAGTTCTTTTCTTTCGAATACCTTCACATATAGCATTAAACTGATAATCTCTTACTTCAATTGGCTTGCCTTTACTATGGATATTAAGTGACTTTATAAAATCCATAATATCTTGCGCATCAACTTTGTTAAACGATTCTGGAGCTCCGTACGGCCCGTCTTCATATTCTACATCATAATTTCTTTTTTCTGCAAACTCTTTTACATACGATAACAAACCTACCGGTAGCTCGTAGTTTGCTGGATTAAACAATCTAACTTTGCCATCCCATACTTTATTACGATAGAGCGGCATGTACTTATAGCCTGGAACAAAGAATGAAAAGAAGTCACTTAATTCCATTGCTATTCCACTATCGCATCCCAATAAAAGAAATGCCTCGTTTTTCTTTTGTATTATTATTCTATCCACCGGCTTGAAACTGCTTCCATTTTATAATATTACTAATTGTTTGATGTCTCCATCGAAGTGTATCAACTATTTCAGATAAAGTCTCAACTATAGTTTTATAGTATGTTACCTTTTCTTCACTCTGTTGTATATCTATATCAGAATCATAGTACTTATTCATATCACCTTTCATGATTTTCATACCGCGAAAAGGATCGTATTCCCACCCTTTTTCAATTAGTTCGTCTTCAGTTAGCTTCCCATTGTAGTAAAGCCACTTGTCTTTCAGTAAGATTTTTTGATTTAACTCAGTTCTTTTCAACTTAAGTTTTGTGATAGAAAGCATTTCTAGATATTTTGCATGAAGCTTGACAATATCGATTGAGCTCCTATCTAAATTATGCTCGTCAATTTCACTGTCATTTTTCCATTGTTCAAGTATATTTTCAAGTGTTAACAAATCATTTCTCCATAATATAAAATATATATACGTTAAGTTATAATAAAATACTCCGATCTAAACGAAGCATTAAACGTAACCATTTGCGGTTCATTTGTAGATGAAGCAAAATTTAAATTACCAAGTCCTGTCGGTACACAATCTATATATCTGATTGTTTTGACAAGTTTATTTGAGTTTGTCATAAGTAAAATACTTATATCAGCCTCGTGACTTACTTTTGGTATAGGCACTACATCAGGACCAAGATTAGTTCTCTCCTGAGTAAGTAGTTCCGCCCAGTTATACATTTCAATATACGATTGCATATTTTCATCTACAATAATTTGTAATTGTAACTCATCTATAGTCAACGTATCACCTGGTAATCCGATAGATGCAATTCGTTTATAAGCCATTGGTGCAGAAGTTAGAGTAACTCCAGGATGTGAAAAGCTTTGAGCAAAAAATTCTAGATTTGCAAACTGCTTTCTATCAATTATAACTTTAAACTGTGTACTCTGGAGATAATTTATATTAGATGTTAATTTTGCCATGTTAAACTCCCTGTTACTAGTATTTATATAAAAAAAAGGATCCTAAAAAGGACCCTTTATTATATTAGTAAAATATTAATCTTATTAGTTAAATGCTACTTTAGCAACATTACCATTTGGATCAAACATAGTACTAACTCTATTTACTTTGCAATTAGTACTAGTTCTACATTTCCACCACTCTTCCGCTTCTTCTTGAGTGTTAACTGTTATTGCAGACCACTCAAGAGGACCTTCAGTTCTATGTTTTCCTGTAGTTTCATCAAACTGCCTAACGCTGAATTGTCCTCTGAGTTCCCACATAATTATATCCTTTTCATTTCTTCATTTTTACTAGAGTACGAAGGTGGAGACATTGGATGTTATATCCACCAGCTAAGATTGTATCGATTTCAATCCGCTTGTTTCCT